TTATATAGTAACGATCATGAAAAGATGCGGTGGATGGCAACTTACACAAAGGAACCAGACACTTTATGGTGGATTTCACAGTTTGAAAAAAATAAAGTATTCTATGATATAGGAGCAAATATTGGATTATTCAGTTTTGTAGCTGCAAAGCATGGTGTTAAAGTAATAGCTTTTGAACCCGAAAGCCAGAACTTTGCATCTCTACAGAGAAATATACATGCCAATCCTACATATGATATTACTGCCTATTGTATAGGAGTTACTAACAAAAGTTCGTTTGATTTATTGTATTGTAGTAATATGGGTGCTGGCGGTTCTTATCATGAGTTAGGTGTAAAAAATAAAAGAACGACATATAAACAAGGTAGTTATGGATTATCTCTTGATGAAATAACAAAGAGTCTACCAGCTCCTAATTACATTAAGATAGATGTTGATGGTATTGAGAGATTAGTAATAGATGGATATTCTCATTGGGATAAATTAGATTCATTTTTAGTTGAAATGAATGACGATAAAGATAAAACATATATTACTCAAAAAATTTTACCATTAGGATTTAAAAATGTTTCTGTTAGCAACAATGTAATCTTCTACAAAAAAGGATTTGATACATCATTCTTAAATGCTAAAAATTATGGTCGTGGTACTGCAGCTCAGCGCATATACAATATGATAAATAAAGATGGGTTGGTCGCCAAATAGACCCGCAAGTCCCTACTGTCAGGGATCAACACAAAGGAGAACGCATCCAGCATTTATAAGTTGGCTCTGCTGTATAAGGGAGAGACATTAGTCTCTCCCGCTTTAAGGATTCAAATGTTAAAATGGTATGATCATATAATTGTTTCAATGTTCGCTTGGATTATTTCTCAAGGTCTATTGTATAATATCATATGGGCTGCAGTAGGATATGTAATATTTGTAAACTACATGGCACAAAGGAGAGATGGAAATGTCTGATGATTTCTTCGATTTTGGTTTTACCGCGGTTGATGAATCAGAATTACAAGCTGTTCAAAAAACTCAAGCTCTTGCTCAAGACGCCGAGCAGATGGCTACTACCACTCAAGATAAACTTGATAAACTCTATAACGCTATTACACCGCTATTGAATAACCTGAAGAAAAATCCTGAAAAAGAATACATTTTGTGGCCAAATCGTATCGATAAGGTCGAACAATTTGAGCAACATCTACTGCAGATTTATCGCTCTTAATAAAAAAAATCACTTGTCTTTGTTTTTATTGGATATTTCGGTGCGTTTTTTTGTGTACAAATGTGCATTTTTATGGTAGAATATACCTATAAAATGAAAAAAGCAAAGAGGAGCTTATCATGTTTTTAGAAAACCTTACAAAATTAGAAAAAACCCTTTGGAATTCACACGTAGAATTTATGGGTGTTGACAACGGTATGGCTGAAATGTATGCCCAAGATCGTAACGATGTCATTGAAGTTAAAGATCGCTTTAAGCGCGGTCATATGGGTTCGCTAAAAAGCTTTATCGATCGTATGGATACTCATCCTCGCGAAGGTGTAGTACTCGCCCTCGCTGATGATCTTGGTGAAGATTGGGTTGAAGAAAATCTTGGTTACGAGGTACGCTAATATGGGTAAGATGAAAGCATTAGCGATGGATTTTGAAGAGCAGCTATTTGAACTCGTCAACATCGAAGAGATCATCGGTGAGTGTGAAGACTTTGGTCAGTTCAGTCACAAACTGATGATGGTACCAGGCGTGTTGGCTTGGTGGACTGACGTTGGTACACACAACGGTCGTTATATCGTATCAAATATTTGGAATGAGTATTGGGGAGCATACGTATGAGAGTAGTACAAGATGGAGTTGGATTTGAGTGGAATGGATTTTGGATTACTGATCCTACCATGTCAGAGTGTGGTCGATTCGAAGTTGATCCAGAAGAATATTATGGTGTTAAATTAGAGGAGTATGATTATGAGTAATGTGATTATTACAAAAGATATGTCAATGGATGAACGTGCTGAGATCTTGCGTGAGCGTGTACGCATCTTTAATCGTTATAATGAAGTGGCGTTACCAGAAGTCAAGATACCAAAGAATGCAGATGTAAACTACAATCATTGGACTGATGCACCACAATACGCGGAGAAATACTATGGCGATAAGATGCGCGATACTATTGCTATGGATAACGATTGGGATTAGTCCAGTCGTAGCACAAGATTGTTTCTATTCACAACAAACACAGTTTGAGAATGGTACTGTTGTCAATGACATTAAACGATATGATTGCAAATCACCACCAAAAGCAATCATCATCGAAAAAGAAGTTCCATCAAAGAATAGAACATTTGGAGAATTCTTGTTTGGCGCTGAAGAAAGTAATCACAGCGTAAGCAAGATGTTTGAAGTACTGTTGAGTTTAGGAGTTATAGGATGATGGTATATATAATGGGTGTAATAAGTGGTATTACACTAGTGATTTTTCAACCTGATATTTTGAATTGGTTCGTTTCATCAGGTATGCGTGATAATATTGTAACAGCTTTGAATGGAGTATAATATGAAGAAGATGGTTTTGTTAGCGAGTGCTGTTGCTCTTGCTGGATGTTCAGGTAAAGTCCCACCAAATACAGCCATGTCTGAGGCTGAATATAAGTATCGCGCTGCTCAAGTAGAAGAACAGATCGATAGTATGCCTAAGTGGTATACAAATATCCCTAAAGAAGAAGATGCTGTCTATGCGGTTGGTACCGCGAAGACACCAGATTTGCAGTTAGCAGTAGACATCGCTGTATTATCAGCTAAGACTACACTCGCTGATCGTGTCGATAGTCGTATTCGTTCTCAGCTGAAGACGTTCAAAGCAAAATTAGGTACAACTGATTTTGATTCAAACGTAGCTGAAGAGTTCGAACAAGTGACTCGTAACCTCGTTGCTGATGCAGATGTCGCTGGTTATACGATCAAAGAAAATGTGATCGTACAGAATGGCACACAGTATCGCGCATACGTTTTGTTAGAGTACAAGAACGAGGTGGCTAATCGAGTGATTCAAACTCGACTTGCTAAGAATAATGCATTGCTCTCTAAGTTTAAATCTACGAAAGCATGGCAAGAACTTGATGCAAATGTTGAAGCACAGCAGGAGGCTGAGGTAAATACCCTAAAGGCATTGAGTGAATGAATAGAGTTGCAGTAACTGGAATCGGTATGATCGACGCATTGGGCAATAATCCTGTCCAATGTTTCGATAACTTATTGAATGATAAATCATATGATAAATCCTTCGAAGATATTGTTGTACCTCGCAAACAAATCAAAGTAAATAAGTGTCATATTCCTACTGTTGAAAATATTTATCCAGAAGATTTTAATATAAAATTATTAAAAAATATGCCGAGATCTATGTGCTATGCTTTACATAGCACTAATCAAGCTTTATTAGATTCTAAAATTGATATTAGTGAAAATGTGGGAGTTTTTTATTCTACGTGTTGCAGTAAAAACGGTTTATTTGATATGGTTATCAAAGAAAGAATGCATCCGTTAAAAGCTTTAAATCAGCCGTGTGATTCAGCCGCAAGTTTAATATCACAATTCTATGGAACTACAGGTGTTAATTTTGCTGCGCAAGCTGCATGCGCCACTGGAATTGTAAGCATTGATATAGCAATGAGATTTATTGATGAATATGATTATGTAATTTGTGGTGGTTCAGACAATGGAATAAATGAGGTTGATTTAGAAGTATTTTCAAGCTTAAGAGCATTAGGAAATAAGTCTATGCCATTTGATAATAATCGAGATGGGTTTGTTATGGGTGAAGGCGCAGGATGTATGATACTAGAAAGCGAAGAAAGGGCTGTAGCCCGAGGTGCTAGAATACACGCATGGTTATATCCAGTGGCACATGCATCAGATGCATTTGATCGTACAAATCCAAGTGGTAGTGGTGCAAGAATAGTAATGAATAAGGCTTTAGATAATGCAGAAGTAGATACGGTTGATTATGTAAATGCTCATGGTACATCAACTCCAATTGGTGATAGAGTAGAATATGAAGCTATTCAAGATATTGGTGATTTATTAGTTACTTCAAATAAAGGAAAGATTGGTCATACGTTTGCTGCAGCTGGTATTTTAGAAACAATTTATTCTATTTTATCCATACAACATAATATAATCCCGCATACACACAATTGTGTAAATACCGAATACGAAAATGTAGTAACATCCCCCATCAAAACAAATGTTGATTTTGTAATGAATAATTCATTTGGCTTTGGCGGCAAGTGCGCATCATTAGTTATAGGTTCAGCATGATAGAAGTGTTTGATATTGAAGATGTAGAATTTCTTCGTGATTTAGAATTTACTCAACAGAAGTATGATTACAGCCATAAAGATACTGCAAAAAGATTATTACATGATGCGTATTTAAAAGATAAAAAAGTATCTGAAAAAATATTATCTAATTACAACCATATTTACAAAGATTGGTTTCGTTGGCATGACTTAAGATTTATATTTAGATTTGTGCCAAATAAACCTACCATGCTTCCGCACCAGGATTTTACTTCTGATGCTATTGAACAAATTCATGGTAAAGTAAAACGTATTTTAATTTATTTAAATTATGAATGGAATAATGAATACGGCGGAGGCACATATTTTAGCGAAGCAAAAAATTATAAACCAACAAGACTAAATACTCCATCTGGAACAAATAAAAAAAAATTTATGCAAGAAGCAACTCTAATTGAAAATAAACCCGGTAGAGCAGTAGTTTTTGATGCTGGCGATTGGCACATACCAGAAGAATTCACCGGTAATCACACAGAGAGATTAGTGTTTGGTTCTGCCTTTATACATCCAGACGAGCTAAGCCTGGTTGAGCGTTTAATCGTGCCGAATTTTCAGGCTGGTGGACATATTATAAAAATAAAGTAAAAAAAGCATGTACAAACTTGAAAAACTGTGGTAGAATAGATACATGATTAAAAATGATCATACACAAACAGAGAGTGAAATGTATAGGCGCCAAATGTTGGCTGTCACCGAAGAAAACGATCTTCTACGTCAGAATGTTCGTGAACTTCAAGGTCAACTACAGAATGCCTATATGCGTATTATGGAGCTAATTGATAATGACGATGCATCTAGTTCGAGGCATGAGCAGCCTCAATACAAAACGTCGGAAGACCGCTCGTAAGCCTGGTTGGCAACAAGCACAAGCTGAACACGATAAATGGTTAATGTCTCGCGGTGTTCATCCTTCACAACTCAAGACTTCGGAGAAATCAAGTGGCACGAGTATCCCGAATTATGCAGCAACACGTAGCGGCGTCAAGACGTCGGACGTCATTACACCCATCCAGGGAAAAGCAAGAGCAAATGAATATTCAGGAGAATACATCGTCGGCCTTGCCACTCTTCACAAGTCAAACACCGTACCGGTCGGTCGAGGAGATAACCCAGAAATATACGCAAAAATGAGGAGAGGATAATGGCTATGAGAAAGAAACAAAAGAAGTTACCACGTCGCGTACGTTCTGGCATTTCAGGTGTACCAATCGATAAAGGGTTTGAAGCAGTACAATCGTATTTTCAAACTGAAGTATCGAACGCTGACATGTCAAAGATCATGAAAGCATACGTACGTGAGAAGCATAAGAAGTCTGTAAACAAAGACTATATCTTAGCCAATCCTGAATACAAGTTCTATGGTAAACCTTATCAAGCTGCAACTGCATTTTGGTTGACACATGCAGCTAAGGAAGATGATACAGATCGTACAAGACAGTATTCAGATGCTTTGTCTAAGTATCTCTCAGAGCTTATCGTAACTGGTAAAGAGCTATATAATGAAAAGATGATTAAGCAAAAAGACTCAGATGCGAGACCATCTATCTCGCCTATGGAACGTCTTCAGCGTAAAATCAGTAATACTATCATGCAAGATCTATTGGATCTTGAAGATAAATGGATCGAAGGTGAAAAAGCTACACTCGATTTATATCAAGAGTTTAAGCGTCATGGTTTACCATCTTCTGCAACCAAACAAGTGCGTGAGATTGTTATGGGTTGGTTGCAGGATTACAATGATGCTTATACGAAGGCATGTCCAGATGCAGTCGAAGGTTATTCACATCTAACTCGAGCTCAACTCAAGTTCAGAGTACAGACATGTGAATCAATGTTGACTGACCTGGATCGCCTTCAGTCTGCAGCAAAGGCTACACGTAAATCACGTGTTAAACAACCTAAAGCTGCAGACAAACAAGTCACGAAAGTGCAATACAAGAAAGAAGACGGTGAGTACAAGATCGTATCTATAGCTCCTCTCTCTATGGTCGGTGCTCATCGTCTCTTTACTTTCAACACTAAAACTCGTGTTATCGCAGAGTACGTGACTAACTCAGCAAAGGGCTTCGAAGTCAGTGGAACTACGTTGAAAAACATTGATACATCATTGAGTAGATCTACTCGACTTCGTAAGCCTGATGCTTTCCTACCTATTATTCTCAAGAAGACTGCAAATCAAATCAATAAAGAATGGCAGTCTCTTACTACAAAAACGACTGTACCAAATGGTCGTATCAATAAGGACACAGTCCTATTAAGGGTATTAGATAAATGACAATTGAAGCACAGTTCTTAAACAAGTCTCGTTTCTCTAAGCTTATAGAATCAACAGTAATCGAACTGAAGATTAGCTATATGGAAGCAATATTGCATCTTTGTGATAAGAACGATATTGAACCAGAGGATGTGAAGAAGTTTGTATCACCTATCATTCGATCTAAACTCGAAGCTGAGGCAATGGAGTTGAACTTCTTGCCGAAGACTAATAGTATTGACTCTGCCCTTTTTGAATGAGATGGATATATATAGGTATACATTACAGACATACTGTGGTATAATACAGTCATATTTCAGCAATATAAGGAAACATAAATGTCATTCGAAAATTTAAAACGCAATCGCGATCAAATCTCTAAACTCGTTCAAGCAGCAGAAGCTGTAGGTGGTTCAACAGAAAAGAAGAACTATGACGATGAACGAATTTGGAAACCAACCGTAGACAAAGCAGGTAATGGATACGCAGTCTTACGATTTCTCCCAGCAAAAGAAGGCGAAGATCTACCATGGGTCAGATATTGGGACCATGGATTCAAAGGACCAACCGGTCAATGGTATATCGAAAACAGCCTTACATCTATTGGTCAACCTGACCCTGTTGGCGAACTCAATTCCAGATTGTGGAATTCTGGGATTGAGGCAGAT